GTGTACCTTAAAACCCATTCCATTTTTTTTGAGTTCTGTGGTGATTTGTCTTACTACTTGTTTACCTATCTCATCCATAATCATTTCCCCTATTTCTGGAGGAACTGCATTTTTTTTAGATGAAATAATTCTTTTTTTTCTTTTATTAGTATTCTTACCAAACACTCCAGTCTGATGACCTTCCATCTTAGCTGCTTCTTTTGGATCGGTAATTCCATAAACGAAACCACTTCTGCCTGCTCTAATCAGTCTAATTGAGTTAAGCATTTTTCCTGTTAAGGTTAAGTTAGGAGTTGGAAGTGAGCTAATTTGATTTTTAGCTGCTTTTCTTGCTTTTTTGCGTTTTTCGTAAGCTGGCGTGTACGCTACAAAAGGTTGCCCTCTGTGGTCTCTTTTTTTATTACGAACATAAGAGGCGTGTTCATTTGCAGTTTGACCGCCTAATATCCTAAAAAATCTTGGGCTAATGTTGAACATTTTTTTTAAACTAATCATCCGTAATACTCTTCTAATGTTTTTGGCACTTTGAATGCCCTGCCTTTCTTCTTTGCCTTATCTTGCATACCTTGATAAGCTACTTTAGCTTTTTGCTGTATGTCTCTATTTTGCGTTTTAGGTGACAATGCGACCCATTGATGCCTACAATTAAAGCCACCGCCATCTCGTAAAGCGCCTGGATATTTAGATTCTACCTGAGATTGTGTCAACCCATTCTCTTTTAACATCCGTATACAGACAGGTCTGGTCTTAGAATCCATTGGGCCTTGATAAATCAGGCGTTGCTCTGGATTATCCTCTAACTGTAAAAGCGTAAGCGACCTAGAGTAAGTAGCCATTGAGGTCGTGATAATCGTGTCTACTTGATACGGTTTGATCGATAGGTCTCGCAGTAGCATTGCTCTAATGTCTTTTTGAGGCATTTTCTGTAAAACGCCTTGTACTAAAGATAACCTGACCCTTTCTCCGATGTCATTCGCATAACGCAAGATAGATGCTTGTTGCATCCTGCGAAGTGCTACTAGTTGTGGTTCTGATACTTGACCAAAGAATACTGCATCGTCAAGTAGTGTGTCGAATGACATCATTAGTCTGTTGACCGCTTGTTGCATCTGAAGGTCAATTAACCAGTAATCACCCATAGTGATACCGCCTAGAATAATCAGTATCTCTTCTGTGGATAGCCCCTGCTCCCTTAAATTTTCTACATCTTCTGTGAATTGATTTTGAGCCTCGGTAAGTCTAGACTCAAAGTCTGCGACCGCTTGGTCGATCGTACTGTCTAAAGGCATTAGCTTTGCAGTCTATCTAAGAGCCTATTCCCTGATCCTTCAGATTCGTCTACTTCTTCTAGTAGCTTTTCAGCATCTTCTGGCAGCATATCTGGATTTTTTAGCATTAGATATGACTTGCGTGTAGCGAGTTTGTTCTGGAATAGCCAGGAGAACATTTCACGTTCTTCTGACGGTGATAGAATTTGTGGCTCTTCAAAATCTACTAGATAGTCTGCACTTAACTTCTGACCTGTCTGTACTTCAATAATCCTGCGGTCAATCTCATAGCGATTGTGTTCCCATGCTCTCCAAGTGTCTTCGATATTGGCTTGCACCTCTGAGTAGTTGTCAATCTCTTGTACTCTCAAAGCTTCTGCTGATTCTGCGTTACCATGAGAATCAATGAACTTTACCCTTAACTGATTGTTGTTCAGAGTAGTCTCTACAAGATATTTAGCACCCTTGATCAAATCGTCAATACTAGCACTTGGGCCAGTAACACCAAAATTAGCACCTTCTGGTAAATAAAGTATCTTGTCTACACCCATAGAAATGCGTGAGCGGTCATCTACACCTGTTACGAACTTGACACCGATAGCACCAAGCCTGATGCACAACGATATTTCCATAGCTGCTACTGAAAGCGCTAGGTCAGCGTTTACTACATCACTAGCATCCCCAACCCAAAAGTCTCGGATTGGAGAGTAGCGATGGCAGAAGGATACTGGTAAAATTCCATAGGGGTTGACATCCCCTTCGTTAAATGAATACTTGTCACCATGTGCATCAATACCAAAGTGTTTACCAGGCATACCATCTCTGTCTGCTGTCCATACAATAAATTCTTGATTTGTAAGCTTAGACATTCCCTCGTTCTCAATAGCGTAGATAACACCAAACGGTTCTTTCTCACCTGGCAAGAACAACGGTTCAAAGAATGGAAGTAGTTCATACTCTACTCTATTTCTCTTGTCATTCCATAAACTGCGGTAGGCCATCGTTCCTAGCAAAAATGTAGTCTGCTCTAACTGCCTACGCTTAGAATTAAGACCTTGTAGGTCTGCAAGTTCACTATAGCGTGGGTCTGCGCTAATACGAGGTGGCCTTTTGTAAGCTTGTCCTCGTGCCTTGCATACTCTGCGCGTTAGGTTCTGCGTGTACGTTGGAACTTGTTGTAGGCTTTCTGAGCCAAAGTATTCTCCTACATAGTCCTCGATATTAAAACCTTCGTAAAAATCTAGAAGGTATTCACGCTCTTTAGTGCGCCTTGTCTCTATGTTGCTTAGATAATCTGCTAAACTATCTATTATTAGTTGTTCTGAAAGATCTTGTATTATCACCAGTCTATTACTCCTGCGGTTCTACTTTTAATTGGAAAAAGATTACACCAGAAATATCTACTGGCATCACAGGCGTGATCATTGAGTCCATCTTTTAGAGGTTCTTCTTTAAGTCTTTGGTCTTTCTTCTTCTCTGGATAGCGGTAATTCTCGAAGCTCGATATAAACTTTTCAGCTCTAGGGTCTGCGTAAAAGTGGGTATTTCCAGAAGCATCCTCAAACCAAGTACGCATATGACTAATACCGTTTGGAATGTTGCGTGAGACCTTATCTCTTCTGTAATCGACATTGATGCCTTTCTTTCTAAAAATCTCTATGTCTCCAATCCCACTCTGTGCTTGTACCCCTCCTCCTGCTGGATCACCGAAATAACGGATGATTGGGTATCTTTTTGCTCTAATCTTATCTGCAAAGTCTTCGGTCTTGATATTCTCTTCCCACACTTCATCTATTAGATAGACCTTATCTTTACTTGGATGTTGTTCAACTTGAAAAAATCCTGCTGCACTTGTGCGGTATCCAAAGTCGATACCCACATAGGTTGGAAGATCTGGGTTATACTTGAGTTTTTGGATGTGTATGGTGCGATCAAATGGAAAAACCCTCCCTGAAAAGCTGGTGAATTGCGCTCCGAACTCTTGTTGCCATGTTTCATATGTAAGTGTCTTCTTTAGCTCTTCAATGTCATCTTTGAAAAATGGAGACTCCCAGCTTGGGTGTTGCCAGGAATCCCAGTCTGGAAATTCTTCCGACTTTCCGCGTTGCCATAAATCATATACCCAGTTGTATCCTTCTGGTGTTGTTGTAAAGAGCGCCCAGCCTTGCTTGTCGGCTAGTGTTGGTCTGAGATACTGTTCCCATACGATTTTCCTTATCTTTGCTGCTTCTTCTACTACTAAGTGGTCTATACCATCACCAACTAATGACTCAGGTCTGTCTGCTGACTTGACCGATACTTCGCTGTTTAGACCAGCTAGTTTCATATAGTGTACTGCACCGCTGATCTCTTTCTTGTATGCGATCGGAAGTCTGAGCTTTGTGATGATGTCTACCTTGACCTCTCGCATAATCTTGTCTGCTAAATCAAGCGTTGGGCCAACTATCCATGTCCGAGTATTCGGAGTAAGGATATAGGGCAAGATTTCTTTAGCAGCACTATAGCTTTTGCCTGACCTTCTTCCCTGTACGTTCACTCGAAAGCGTGCTGTCGAATTATGTACGGAAAGTTGATTAGGGCTAGGCGAGTATTCTAGGGCTTTCCAGAGCTTCTGTTTGTTTAATACTTTTCTTTTCAATGGGTGAATCTTCGTAGCCACACTCTTTGAGTAATCCCTCAAGGTTGCCTACTAGTTCTAGTTCATTACGATCACTTTGACCTAAATATTGTTTCCCTAAAAATATCAACATTGCGTTTGAGCCTTGCTCGGCAGTCTTCCATTGAAGCTGACGTAGCTTGATCTTCATGCTTTCTCTACCGCGTTGTATCTCTGGCTTGAAGCGTGTGCGAATGGTTTGCTCATCGCAATTATGAAGCTTTGCTATTTCTACCGTAGAACAACCAAAGCTTGCGAGCATCTCTACTTTTTCAGCATCGATGTCTAGCTTGGGTCTGCCTAGTTTTTTCTTTTTGTCCATAAGATTCCTATAGTCTTTCAAAAACTATGAATTAGACTACATCAAAAAGAACCCAGCACTTGCGTATGGCTCTGCGCCAGTAGGTTTTGGCTGATGATTCAGATATTTCCAGGTTTTCTGCTATGAGTGGGAAGCTGTGTGATTTTAAGCGCATCTTGAAGACCTGAAGTTCACGCTCGGATAAGTTGTCGTAGGCTTCGTGAGCCGAGAGTTGCCAATGCCTCATATGTGGCTCGATGAGTCCAGAGCGGAAGATCGCTAGTTTGCGAAAGAACTCATCACCAAGATCAATGGATTCGATAAGTCTTTCGTAGTCAGCTTCGGTGATTATTGGCCAGTCCATTATTGTAACATATGTTGGTGCTTAAAAATAAAAAAAAATTTTAGGCGCGATGTATGTCGCAGGCAAAAATCTGTCCTTGTGGCTCGGCTTTATTCACAATAAAAAACCCTGGTTTTAATTTAAATAGATTCATTTGTTCGCATACCATTGAGGCAAAAATATATAATCGGTAGATAATACGCAAATTCAATCGTAAAAATCGTAAATGCAGTTTACTCGGTTAAGTGTGTTTGATTGGCCGCACTTAAAAAAATTATATATATAAGGGGTTATTAATAGTTAATGTAATATAAAGTATTGCATTTAATATAATTATTATGTATTATATAACCATGACAAGCAACCAAATAAAAGGAATAATATAATGAATAAAGAATTTCAAGTATTAGTTGTTAATAAGTTTGACAAAACTTTTCAAATTATAATGCCACGTGAACAGAATGGAAATTTTAAAGACAGGGCAACCGCTGAAGAGTTTGCGAAACGTGCAATTGAATCAAAGTTTTTTGATAATGTTCAAGTGATGGAAGTCAATGAATTAAACAATAACGCGGCAAGGATTTAATATGAATTTAAGCGATGATTTTATAATTGCAATTATTACAGCGATGTTATGCCATGCGATTTTTTGTGGCATAATGAACTTATTTAATAATAAAACTAAGGATAATAAATAATGAATCTATTAACACAAAACACTAAGATAAAAAAGACAGGAAAGCATTTTAATGTACGCCTGTTTAATTTTTCTATTCCAGCCTATAAATCTAAAAGCGGAATGGTGACGTGTCCAATGGCCGATAGTTGTATAGAATTTTGCTACGCTAGAAAAGGCATGTATAAAATGGCTAGTAAATGGAGTGAATTAAAACTAAAAGCAAGTTTAAAAGATTCATTTATTCAATTAATGAATCAAGATATAAAAGATAAAAAGGCCGAATATATTAGAATACATGACAGCGGCGATTATTATAGTAAACAATACCTTTTAAAGTGGTTTAAAATAGCCGAGCAAAATCCAACCGTTCGGTTTTATTCATATACTAATAATATAACTATGATTAAAGCGCTTAAATCAATTCCAATAAACTTTGATTTTATATTTTCTGATAGTGGCAAACAATCAAAATTCATTAACAAAACAGAAGACAGGCACACAAAAATATTTAGATCCCTTGAAGACTTGAAAAAAGCTAATTATAAAGACAGTTCACAATTTGATTTATATGCCACTAGATGGTTTAATAATTCAAACAACGTTGGCCTAGTAATTCATTAAACAATAAAAGGAATAAAAAAATGACTATACAAGAAATAAAAGAGAGAACACTTAAAACAGCACCGTATTTTTTTAGCGATGATACAATGCGTTTTTTTGGACAAAAATTAAGCGATTTTAAAGTATCTAAACAAAGTGACGGCCGTTATAAAATAAGCGCTAAAAGTGGCGCGAATTGGTCGCAAATACTTAAAACAGTCAAATATTTTAATCCATTAAATAACAGGTTAGAAA